GATTAAGATATATACTAAAGAAGGGTTCAGATATAAGATCTACCCTATAAATTTAAAAGGACATAATGATGAGTGATCTAGATCTCTATTCGGTGAAACATATAAAACTTGTAACAGGGGAAGAAGTTCTTGCCGAAATTATCGAAGAGGACGATTACGATGTTGTTATGAGACGTGCGTTAAAATTGCAAACGGATATTGCACCCGATAAAACTAGATACCACTCATTCCGTTCATTCATGACATACATGGACGATCCCGAAACTTTTGTAATTTTGAAATCGCCGTCCATAGTTGCAGTAACTTATCCGATGCCTCAGATGTTACAACAGTATAGAATGACGATCGAAGAGATAGAGAACGGTCAAGATTATCAACAACAGAGGGAAGCGGCTAAGGTTGCAACTTCTATGTTAGATGAACTCATGGATAAGATGGCAGACAATAAGGATGAAGGTGGAGACAGTGATAGTAATGTTATCAAGTTTCCAACCATGCACTAAATCGTATGTTCACAGCGGGGCAAAGACGGCTTTGATTATACAGGAAGTGGCAACTTTTGTCAAGCGTTAATTTAAATTTTTTTACAGTTGACACAGAGTACCAAATGTGGTATAATGTACGTTATATTAGGAGTGATATATAAAATGAAACCAAAAGAAAAACCCCATTACGTAAATAATGCTGACTTCTCGCAGGCAGTGGTAACCTACGTTAGTCATGCAAGAATGTGTAAGGAGGCTGGTAAGGAGAAACCTGTCGTTCCTAATTATGTTGCGGAATGTTTTCTAAAGATTGCAGAAGGTCTATCACATAAGGCAAACTTCGTTCGATACACTTACCGTGAGGAAATGGTAATGGATGCGGTGGAGAACTGTCTAAAAGCAATCGAGAATTACAATCTAGAAGCCGCAACAAGATCTGGTAAACCCAATGCGTTCGCATACTTTACTCAGATTACTTGGTATGCCTTTCTACGTAGAATCCAACGTGAGAAACGTCAACAAGATATCAAGATGAAGTATATCGCAGAGGCGGGAATCGAACAGTTCATTGATCTGTCGGACGAAGACAAGATGGGAGACTATAGTAATGTACTACCATTTGTTGATGTACTCAGACAAAGAATTGATGTCGTTAAGTCTGCTGATGCAGAGTTCAAACAGTATGCCAAAGAAGAGAAGAAACAACGTAAGAGACGTGCAGTAAACGTTGACTCAGATTTGACTGGACACTTTACTGATTAAAATACTTGACATTATACTGCCCATGTGGTATAATGTCAACTATATTTAACAAAGGTATATATTATGAGCATCATGAATTATAACAATCCGTCAACAGATAAACCGTATATTTCGTTAGTGTGTAACCCCTACGAACACGAAACATCTGTTAACACACGTGTCACTATAGATATCATGCAGAAGGATTTATCACGTGATGATTTATGTGAAGTGTTCGAAAGTTTTATGAAGTCGATGGGTTACCACTTTAATTCAAACGAATCTCTCGGTATTGAGGTAAGCGATTAATGAAAATCGCAATACTAAATGATACCCACTGTGGCATCCGTAATTCGTCTGACATCTTTATGGACTATCAAGAAAAGTTCTATCGGGATGTCTTTTTCCCATATCTGTTAGAGAACGATATCAAACAGATTGTACACTTGGGTGACTATTACGATAACCGTAAGACAATCAATTTTAAGGCACTACAACACAACCGTAAGATCTTTCTAGAGAAACTACGTGAGTATGGTATCACTATGGATATCATCGTGGGTAACCATGACGTTTACTTTAAGAATACTAACGAACTAAACGCACTAAAAGAATTACAAGGTCACTATATGAATGAAGTGAATGTGATTCTTGAGAATACTGTCATGCGTTATGGTAAGATGGATATGGCGTTAGTACCTTGGATTAATCAAGAGAACGAGAAGGACACACTTGACTTCCTTGCGAATTGTAAGGCAGATGTAGTAGGAGCTCACCTAGAGTTGGATGGGTTCGAGATGTCTAAAGGTATTCCGTGTCACGGTGGTATGTCGATGCAACCGTTCCAGAGATTTGATCTGGTTCTGTCTGGACACTTCCACACTCGTTCGTCACAAGGTAACATTCATTATCTAGGATCACAGATGGAGTTCTTCTGGTCTGATTGTGATGACAAGAAATACTTCCACGTTCTTGATACTGAAACAAGAGAGTTGACACCAGTCCATAATCCTGTTACAATACACGAGAAGATCTACTATGATCATGAGAAGATAGAGGACTTCAAGTTTAAGGATATGCGTTATCTCGATGATAAGTTTGTTAAGATCATTGTGGTAAACAAGGGAGATCCATATAAATTCGAACGATTCGTAGATCGTGTACAATCGCAGAAGATACACGAACTAAAGATTGCAGAAGATTTCTCGGAGTTTAGAGGTGGTGCAGTGAGTGACGACAACATAAAGATTGACGATACAGCCACTTTGGTCAACCAATATGTTGACAATATAAATACGGATCTAGATAAGAATCGGATCAAACGAGAAATAAATAGTTTAATGAAAGAAGCGGAGAACGTAGAGGTTGCTTAACCACTATCAGCAGAAAGGATGGGTGCATCTCAAAAACGTTCTACTGCCACGTGATATAGTTGCCTTAAAATATCATGGTGGTATGGTTGTAGATGAGTATCTGAAAGATGATCCTGTTTGGAGAGGTGTGGGTTGTGCCGCCAAGAAGAGTAAACCTTTGTGGAATTTCTATACGTCCCCTTTCATGTACGACATAGTTACGGAGTTGTTGGAGACTAAAACTCCTTGGTTGTTTAACGATCAACTAGTTTGGAAACATCCTAAAGACGGTATGATATTTCGTCCCCACACTGACAACAGTATTGAAAGGGACGAACCCATAACGGATCATACTATAAATTGTCTGGTCATCCTTGATGATGTTGACAAGAGTAACGGTGGGTTGGAAGTCATGAATAAAGATGACGGTCATGTGGTATCACCGAAACTGAAAGCTGGTGATATCATTTGTATAAACGGTAACACTGAACATGCATCGGGCCATAACTTGTCCGATAAATTGAGATCCACATACGCTTGTGTGTATGCGGACAATAATATTAACGATAATAGATTTTATCAAACGAGGTTTTACGATGAACGGAAAGAAAGCGAAACTAATGCGAAAGGCTGGTATCTCGAAGCGAAGAGATAAGAAAAACTATCAGTCTATGAGTCACCAGAACAAAGGTATGTTCGCAGATGTGGTGAAAGAGGTATCTGACAAAGGCGGTAAGTTGATCAATGCCAACTAAGAATGATGTAACTGGAGATAGTATCCAGTCTAAAGCTCCTAGTAAGAAATACATGGATAACTATGATTCGATCTTCGGTAAGAAGACGGCAGTCGATGATGCGGCTGATGTGATGTCTAAGTTTGAAAGTTGGATATGTGAATGTCCAGTTGAGAAAACCACCCTTGAAGTTGAGAAGGGTGCTTCGTGTAATTGGTGTGGACGGTACGAGGACGGCACACTAGATTAATCCTTGACAATAGATGATGAATATGGTATAATACCACCCTATGATTAAATTTCAGAAACTCCGATTCAAGAACTTTCTGTCTACTGGTAATAACTTTACTGAGTTAGACTTTCTTAGTTCCCCAACAACTCTTGTGGTTGGACATAATGGCGCAGGCAAATCCACGATGTTGGATGCCCTGTCGTTCGGTCTATTTGGAAAACCCCACCGCAAGGTATCTAAAAATCAATTGGTCAATTCTATCAACAACAAAGGTACACTTGTTGAGGTAGAGTTCTCTGTCAATTCCCAAGAGTATAAAATTGTACGTGGGATCAAGCCTAATAAGTTTGAAATATGGCAAGGTGGGAACATGATCAATCAGAACTCACATGCGAAGGAATATCAACAGGTTCTAGAGAAGAACATTCTGAAGTTGACTCACAAGAGTTTCCACCAGATTGTTGTTCTGGGATCAAGTTCTTTTGTACCGTTCATGCAATTGTCTGGGGGCGCAAGACGTGATGTCATCGAAGATCTATTGGACATCAATGTATTCTCTAAGATGAACTCACTACTCAAAGAGAAGATGAGTATTCTTAAAGATGAGATCCAGACATCTAATCACAATCTAGAAATGTGCAAGACCAAGA